TGGATATAATCATTTTTGGAAATTTTGGAATGATGCAGAAAATGATAGGAACGATTTCGTTCCATTGTTTATTCCATATTGGAAAATTCCTGGACGTGACGATGCATGGGCTGAAGAGCAGCGCAGACAACTTGGTGACCTTAAATATAATCAAGAAGTTCTGTGTAAATTCTTAGGTTCAGCATTGACTCTAATTGATGCAAACACAATATCACAACTTTCTGCTGACAAAGTTATTCATAGTAAAGATGGATTGGATTTGACTGCTTATCCACAGAAAGGGCATCAGTATGTGATTGTTGCTGACGTAGCGAAAGGTGTCGGTGGAGATTACTCAGCATTTACAATTATTGATATGACAGATGTTCCTTACCGTATGGTTGGAAAATATAGAAGTAATAAGATAAATCCTGTTCTATACCCAAATATTATACATAAAGTTGCAAAAGATTATAATGATGCTTACGTATTGATAGAAATAAACATAAGCGAACAAGTAGCCTATATTTTACATGATGAATTGATGTATGAAAATATTATTTTTGTAAACAGAACAACAAATGGACAAGTTGTTTCTGGTGGTTTTGGTGGTGGTAAAGTTCAATTTGGAGTGAATACAGACAAACGTGTTAAACGTGTTGGATGTCATAATTTTAAAGCCATGTTGGAAGAGAAAAAACTCATAATTAATGATGTAGATACTATCTCAGAAATTTCTACTTTTATTGAAACCAGAGGTTCATATGCTGCAGATGAGGGTTACCATGATGATCTGGTTATGCCATTAGTTCTTTTTGGTTGGTTAACAACAAATTCATATTTTAAAGATTTAAGCCAAAAAGATATTAACTTAAGAAAAGCCATGTATGAAAAACAAATGCTTGCCATCGAAGAAGAATTAACACCCTTTGGATTCATCGATGATGGCATTCAGGTCGAAAACGACCACCAAAACTTCTGAAATTATCGAAATACTAAATAAAAAGAGATGAAACAAAGGGTTGTTACAACAACGACAAATAATCGTATCAAGGAGACATAGCCATGCCATTTCAAGTTTCTCCAGGAGTAGCAGTAGTAGAGAAAGACCTCTCTCTTGTTATTCCTCAAATCGCTGCTTCTGTTGGAGCCACAGCTGGATTTTTCCGCTGGGGTCCAGTTGAACAGCCAATTACAATCGCAAGCGAAGCAGAACTAGCAAGCACATTCGGTAAGCCAGTTGGCGTAAACGATTTTATCGCTCGCTCGTTTTTTACAGCTGCGAACTTCCTGTCATATTCAAATAATATGGTCGTTGTTCGTGCTGTTCCAACTACATCAAGCACTTCTGACGCTAAAAATGCTCAATCTGAAGATGTTACAGCGATCGTAATTAAGAGCGCACAAGACTACGTAGATAACTATTCAAGCGCATCTTCGCCAAACTCAACATGGGTTGCGAAATATCCAGGATCTCTTGGTAATACACTAAAAGTTTCTGTTGCTGATGCGGATTCATTCCGCAATGTTGCTACAGGAACAATCGCTGCTACACAAAACTCTACAGCGTTATCTATAAGTGGTGGCGCAATCACTACACAAGCAACAGTTGGTTCTGTTGTTAAGTTTTACTCTGGAGCATCTGGAACTGGTACCTTATTAGGCACATCAGCAATCGCTTCTATTACAAGCGCAACAGCTGCAACACTAACATCAAACCCAGTAATTACCTCTGGTATTGTTTCTATTGTGTTCGAGTGGGAATATGCAGATCAGTTTGTATCTGCTCCAGGAACATCTACTTATGCTGCTGGTCAAGGTTTCTCTGCTGCTAAAGATGAAATGCACATTATTGTTATTGATCGTCTTGGTCAATTTACTGGAGTGCAAGGAACTGTTTTAGAAAAATTTGAAAATGTGTCAAAAGCAGCAGATGCCGTTCTTACAGATGGCACAAATAATTACTACAAAACTGTAATCAATCGTAGTTCTGATTATATTTGGAATCTACGTGACATTGATGACATTGTTTCAGTAACATATCAAAATACATCATCTGCTGCTGCTTTTGCAGTAAATCTGGCAACAGGTGGTATGGGCGCAAATACTGTGTTTATTACTTTAAAACGTCCATATACAGCATTAATGGGTTATGGTGTAACAGAGGGTTCTGGTGCAATTGCGATTATGACTAACGGAAAGGGTGTTGACGGATATACTGTTTCTTCAAAGGCACATGATGTTGCAATCAAATCAGGACTACAAGCTGCATTTGACAAGTTCAATAATACTGAAGAAGTTGATGTTGGTTTAATTGCTCTTGGTGAAGTTGAATCAGTTGTTGCTAAGTATGTTATTGCAATTGCTGAATCACGTAAAGATTGCCTTGTGTTCGTATCTGCAGCTAAAGATGACGGATCATCATTAACACCAGTTACAAAAACAAGCGATTTTACTAGTCTTGTTTCTTACAGAACTGCAGCAAGCAACTCTGTTAATACATCAACATCTTACGCATCAATGGATTCTGGTTACAAATATCAGTATGACAAATACAATGACAAATACATTTATGTTCCATTAAATGGTGACATCGCTGGATTGTGCGCAAGAACAGATTATACAGCAGATCCATGGTTCTCTCCAGGTGGTTATAGTCGTGGCGTAATTAAGAATGTTGTTAAATTAGCATACAATCCAACACAAACAGAACGTGACACATTATACAAAAATGGTATTAATCCAGTTGTCACATTCCCAGGACAAGGAACTGTTTTATTTGGAGACAAAACAATGTTATCCAAGCCAAGCGCATTCGATCGCATCAACGTGCGTCGCTTGTTTATTATTCTAGAAAAATCAATTTCTACAGCTGCTAAGTTCCAGTTGTTTGAATTCAACGATGGTTTTACTCGTGCTCAGTTCCGTAATTTAGTTGAGCCATATCTACGTGATGTTCAAGGTCGTCGTGGTATTTTTGATTTCCGTGTGGTTTGCGATGAGACAAATAATACTGCCCAAATTATTGATACCAACCAATTCGTGGCTGATATTTTTGTTAAACCTGCTCGCTCTATCAACTTCATTACTCTCAACTTTGTTGCTGCTAGAACAAATGTGAACTTTGAAGAGATTGGTGCTTAATACTAAATAAAGAAAAAGACAGGAGAAATAACAATGGCAAATATCGACTCATTTAAAGCCAATATGATTGGTGGTGGTGCTCGTGCCAACCAGTTCTACGTAAGTTTGACATTTCCGTCATACGTATCAGCTGGAACACTAGCATCAGCGAAGGGTCAATTCGTTTGTAAGGGTGCTCAATTACCAGCATCTACAATCGATAATACACCAGTGAATTATCGTGGTCGTCAAGTAAATTTTGCTGGCGAGCGCACTTTTGCACCATGGACTGTTACTATTCTTAACGACAATGACTTCCTAATTCGTAATGCGATGGAAGCATGGATGAATGGAATTAACAGTAATGTAAATAACACTGGTTTAATTAACCCTGCGCAATATCAAGTTGACATGGAAGTGTTCCAACTTGATAGAAATGGAAACCCAATTAAAGCATATAAATTTATAGATGCATACCCAACTGAAGTTAGTTCAATTGAATTGAATTTTGATACAAATAATCAGATAGAAGAATTTACAGTAACATTCCAATACAACTACTGGACATCTACTTCTTCAACTTCAACTGGTTCGTTAATTTCTGGTGGCGTTAATGTTAACATAGGTGGGTTCCAGCTTCCAGGTATTTCGATTTAATTTTTTAATGTTTCCGTGGAGATAGTATGGATTTTTTTGGTTTTGAGATAAAGCGTAAAAAAGATGATGTCATCGATTCTGTGGTTCCACCACCAATCGATGACGGATCAACACTTGTAGCAAGTCAAGCTGGGTATTATGCGCAAACGCTGAATACAGATACTCAGATTACAACTGAAAATGATCTTCTTAAAAAATATAGAGATATTTCTAGTTATACTGAAGTCGATGCTGCAATTGAAGATATTGTAAATGAAGCAATTGTATCAGATGATGTTGAAAAAACTGTTACATTAAACTTAGACGATTTGAAATTATCTGACTCCATTAAAAAGAAATTTAATGATGAGTTTGATAGTGTTCTTTCATTGTTAGGATTTAATGTAAAAGGACATGACATATTTAGATCTTGGTATGTTGACGGAAGAATACATTATCAAGTTTTAATTGATGAGGCAAATGCTAAACAAGGGATTCAAGAACTTCGATATGTTGATGCGATGAAAATTCGCAAAGTAAAAGAAGTTAAGAAAGAACGAAACAAGAAAACTGGTGTTGAAGTAATTACAGATGTACAAGAATATTACATCTATAATGAAAAAGGCATCAACAACAATGCAACACAGGGTGTAAAACTTGGGGTTGATAGTGTTGTGTCATGTAACTCTGGATTAATTGATCAAGGCAAGAACATGGTTCTTAGTCATCTTCATAAAGCAATTAAACCAGTAAATCAATTAAAAATGATTGAAGATTCTTTGGT